TATCATCTGTAGCAGGCTTTGGTGCTTCTTGAGTTTTAGTTTCAGCAACTGGTTCCGCTTTTACTGCCGGAGCAGGTGTTTCTGCTTTTGGAGTAACTGGATCTCCTGTTCTTGAACTAGCACCTGCCGGTCTAAAATATGAACCAAACTTTTCTTGATCATATGCTTCACCGTCAACTGATGCCTCAAACATCTCTTTCATTACCTTAACATCTACTTCAGAAGGTTTTTTAGGAAGGAAACCATTTAAGTCGAATAGACCGTTGGATTCAATCGCTTTATTTTCTTCTTCAGTTAAAGGTCTTGATTTTCTTGACCATGTTGATGTTGAATAATCAGCATAACCACCTTTTGATGTTTTGATTATTCTGAAGTCAACACCGTTTGTTGAGTCTGTTGGAAGATCTTCCATATCTGGATCCATCAATGCTCCTTTAATTATTTGGAATATTTGTGGACCAATTATGAATCTTCTTACTGGATTCTCTGGAGTGTTTTCTTCGTTTAGTGGATCATCTTTCACAAAACCTTGGAAGATATAACTTCTTTTCTTCCAATATTTTCTTCCCATGTCCTCTAATTTAGGATCCTTGAACCAACCTCTTACTTCAGAAAGTATTGGACAAGTTTCACCATACATTTCCATACATGGTACTTGTACTGTCGTTGGTCTTGAATCAGTATCACCTTTTACTCCTGCGAAAGGAAGTTTGATCATCAATCTCTCTTTCCAGAAAAAAGTGTTTTCTTTATCGCCATCTGGTAAGAAACGAACAGTTGCCTGTTCTCCTTCTTTTAGATTCCAAAATGGGTAAATGGCGTTGTCTCCGCCTGTTCTTGAAGAGCCACCTGACTTTGTTTCTTGTTCTTTCAGTTTCGCTCTTATCTCTTGTAGTGTTGCCATAATGTTTAGCCTCCTATATTGCCTGTTATTATTATGTGCCTGTTTATATTAGTATAGCACAAGACAAACATATTGTCAAATATATACTAATATTACTATTTAGTCAATCGGAAATGGTAAAGTTTATTGCTGGACGCCTGCCAATTTTTTAATTCTGCTCATTTTAGGATCTTTGTCAGCCATCAATCTAGCAATGGCTTCCTGTGCTGTTTTGATTTGAGCGTCACCATATTTCTTTTCTACTGCTGTGATAACTGCTGTTTCACCTTTTGGAAATTGGTTGTTTGTATAGTCATAGAAACTTTTTACAAACTCTTGTACATCTTCTTCAGATGCATTTGGTGTTTCTGGTTTTGGTTCTTCGTCTTTTTCAAATTTGCTTCTTAAATGATCAAGATGTGCTTGGAAGTCATCTGATTTTAAATATTCACCAAAACTTCCATATTGTTCTTTTTCTTCTTTAGACATATTATTCCATTGGTCAAGTGCTATCTCTTTTGATTCATCACCATACTGTGGATTACCTTCTGGATCTACCATTGCTTCTTTTTCACCATATCTCAATTTGTCAAAATTCTTTTTAAGATATGCCATCGCCGCTTTTGCATCACCAAATTTTTCTACTGACTCACCATCTTTACCCAATACATCATACACCATCTTGCCATCGTCACCTTTGTACATTGAAACATAAGGTTTAATATCTTCGAATGTGATCGCTTCGTCCTCTTCTTCTTTAGGCTCATTGTTCATGTCACCTGTGTCTAATTTTGTTGCTACTTGAGGATCTCTTTTCATCACATAATCCATAATCATTGGACGTAAACAAGCATCGCTGTTTTCTTTACTTGCATTTCTGATAGAATCATTAAATTCTTCATCATCAATTATACCTGCTAGACTTTCAATACCGTTCGTGCCGTTAACACCTACAGGAAAATGTTTAGCCATTAATGCATTTAATCTTTTAATTGCTTGATCTTTTTCTTCTGGATTATTTGAAAATAATTCATTGTCATCTGAAATGATAGATTCCATTGCATCTTCGAATTCATTAAATGAATCTGATGTGTTCAAAGTTTCTATCATGCCACCTAAAACTTTTTCTACTGCATCTCTTGGAGCATCTGTGTGAATCACAATTCCTTGATAACGCATTTCGTTTGGTTGTACATCTGCTTCTATGCCTGCTTTGTTCAATAGTTCTTTTACATCCATTGCATCTTTATCTGTTACTGCTTTTTCAGGTTCATAGTCTCCTGCTAAATCATATTCATATTTTCTAGGTTCAGTTCCACCTTGATAGCCATGTGCTTCAAAAGATTCTGGGTCTAGTGATTGTACAGCAGTTTTTTCAGAAATTAATTTGTAGATGTATGGAAATACATCTTGTAATTCTTCTTTGAATGTTTTGATTGTTAATTCGTCTATCCAATTCTTTTTGATATCTTCTGGAACTTCTTCTAATGTTGACTCTTGGAAATTTTCAAATGTTTCTTTGTAAGCAGTTGCTCTTTGTAATTTTTGACATTCAGTTTTGATTGTTTCAATTCTTTCATCCACAATTGATTGATATTCTTTTAAACCTTCTGCCATTACATTGGATCTGTTCATGTAAGTTTTGAATGATCTTAATTTGCTTAATTCTTCTGATAAACCAACTATGTGTTTGCCAAATGAATCAAATGGATTTCCACCTTCCGACACGTGACGTGCCATCGCTCTTGCACCATTTAAATGTTTAATTGGATATTTGAATCTTTCGCCTGCACTTGATTCAATAAAGATAGATTCTATTTTGTGAGATCTGCCACCTGCAACTGTTTGGTCTACTGGTGCTGAATGCTTAATAACTAAACGTGCTTCACCTACAGATTGAAAACTTGTTTTTGTTGTTCCGTATAAATTTGATTCACTCACCTGTGCTACCTCTTTTTCTTGTCCTAAAAATTCGTAATCTCTTTTTTCAAGATTGCTTTTTGTAATATCTCTAGTATCAAACCCAAGCACTCTTGCTTTTGCAAATTGGCCCATTTCTTTTAAAAAACTGTACCAATCATTTTTTACTGCCTCGTCTGTGCCTTCTGTGAAGTCTTTGTTATGCAATATTACAAGACCTTCATCTTCACTTATACTAATACTTACCTTTCCAAGCGTGTTTCCACCACTGTTAAAATCGAAGTCAAAAAACCTTGCATCCTCGGGTTTTTTAGTAATTGTGCCCTGAGAATCACCTAACTGTACCGAAGGAAATTGTCCTCTGATCTTATTAAAAAGGTCTTTTGCTATAATACTAAGGTTCATATAAGGTATTTATCTGTTAATGGCTCACAAAGATAGGCATTGGCATTACCTTGTCAGCAGTGTCTTCGTCTGCTTGACTGAATGATGTGTACACTTTAGGATCCCAATCCTTTAATACAGCAATTATACGCATTGCCAACAGCATAGCACTCACTAGATCATCATGTTCTCCTGATTTGGCTTTGTATGATGAACCTGATGCCACAAATGCTTTCAATTCACTTATGAGTGGTTTGCTGTATATTTTTAACTTGCCTTTTTCAATCATATTTTTGAGTCTTGAACAGGCACTAATTTTTGTTTTGTGTGTGGTGTTAAACCCTTTTCTAAACTTTCTAATGTGACCTTTTCTAATTGGTTCACTTACGAACATTCCTGGTATTTGATCTTCACCAAAGTCGTTTATTACTAACAGTGCTGACTCTCCAATAGTGTTGTTCTCAACACTCCAATAAATGTTTGAACCTGAACTTTTTGTTTCATCTTTTATGTGATTGCAAATATCTTTAAGTATTCTTACTTGCTGTGGGACAGGTGTTGTGTTATGTTTCCATTCAGCAACTTGTTCAAATGTAGGCAATTCTAAAACTTCAATTGCGGCATTGTCACCACCAGTACCCATAGCAGGGTCTAAGGCAACCACATACGTTTTTTGTGGATCCATTTTTTTATACCATCTAGTTTGTCCCATGTTAAGTTGCGGTTCGATACCTTCTAAAGTTGAAAGTACCATACTGTTTACTAATGTTTCGTCAAATACTAAAAACTCACAACCATACTCACGTCTGAATCTTTCTTCGCCTATACGTCCAAGTTCTTGTTTCTTCCATTCTTCATCTCGATCAGGATGTTCGTCCCAAGCGGCAGTAAAACCATGGAAACCATTTATACCTAATTCTTGTTCATTACCATGTTCATCAAATTTGTTTTGACTTTCTCTCCATATTGTTGCAAATACATCTTCATCAGAGTTAGGTGTAGATGTAATAATTGCTCTACCACCTGTTGCAAGTGTAGGTGAAATAGAAGTCCAAAACTCCTGTGCTATTCCTGGATTAACAAACGCAAACTCATCACAGTATAGTAAAGATATCGACATACCTCTACCTGTATTTCCAGTTGTGGTTGCACTTACAATACGTGAGCCGTTTTCAAATTCCATTGATCCTTTGTTGTAGTTTACAACACCTGCTCGTACAAAGTCAGGACAAAGTTCATAACCGTATCTAATACGTTGCATAATTTCTTGTGCACCTGTGTATTTGTGTGCCGCAATTAATATAGTTTGATCAGGATGGAACATAGCAAACCATAATAGGTAACAAGCCGCAGTGGTTGTCTTACCACTTTGTCTAGGTAACATATTGATGTTGAATCTATGATTATGATAACTGTATAATAAATTTTTTTGATATTCAAATGCTTTGAATAACATTTTGCCTTCAACAGGGTGTTGAATAAAGAAAAACTTTCTTGCAAAGTATTCAAATCCTGTTTTAGGATCTGAACAAGAGGCAAGGTCCGCTATCTGCTCCTCTGTAAATCTTTCACGTTGGTGTGCTTTTTTAGTTAATACACCGTCTAAACTTTTATTACTCATATATTGTACTTATCTTGCTTTTTAAAGCATTTCAAAAATTTCTTTATCTACGACAGCATTGAAAGAGATCGATCTTCTTTCTTCAGAGGTATCCTTAAATGGATATACAGTGTGCATCAAATAGTGTGGAAAAAAATAAAAATCTCCTACTTCAGGTTTAATTGAAAACACTGATTCAGACAAAAAGGACTTTTGACCATGAACTAAATTTAATGTTCCTCCAAAATAATCCTTTTCTTCCTTTTCTTTTCCTTGCACGTGGGTACCTAAGGATGTTGGTACTTTTAAAAAACCTGCTCCTGATATGTGTCCTGTGTGATAATGTATTGGATTGTATTCATTTTTAAATTGTCTAACAATCCATGAGTCCATGATAGAAAAATTTTTTATTTTATTTCCAGTAACATTTTGTATCCAATTTGATGTACAATTTCCAAGAAATCCAAGCCAACCTACCTGTTTCATAAAATCTTCTTCTAGTTTAAATTCCTGTGTAACGTCACCTATAAGTTGGTTGCCATAATCTAATTGATTTGCTTTTGTTTTATCTGCAATAGTATTGTCTACATATTGATTAAGATCATCAACAATTTGTTTTGGTATTTTAACTTTCAATATTGATGGCCCAAACGGCTTGATTATTTCTGCATTTACTTCAGTCATATAATGTACTTATAGGGTAAAAGGGGGGTGTAAATTATTTGTGATTAAGCGTTCTTCTTTGCCATTTTATTAATGGTACCATACATTACAGCATCGGCGTCCTTGCCATAACGTTTCTTAAAGTCTTTTTTCAGACCTTTTTTGTCAAACTTTTTCTTGTAGAAGTCTGCTTTTTTCTTTTCTGGTTTGGTAAGTTTACGTTCTAGTCTTTTTTTTTAAAGTCCTGGTAGGCTTTTTGTAGTTCTTCTTTTATTGAAGGTGTTGCATCTTCTTGTTCTACTGCCATTGGATTGTCTCCAGGATATTCTTTTTTGTACATTTTTTTAGGACCGTTTGCACCGCCTGACAAATCTTTTGTCATGTACTTCGTGTCTTTGTATGTTGGATTAGGAGTTGTTGTTGCTTTGCCTGGAACTTCTTCAGTTGCTGAAACTTCTTCTGCTTCTGGCTTAGGCCCTTCAACTGGCGTTGGAGGAGTTACTCCTGCATTTTTGAAAATTTGTGCAATAGCATTCATGTCTTCTGGTGTGTCACCATATAACATAACTTGCGATGCTTCTTTAACGTGTATTCTTTTCACGTCTTCTTTCATCTGCTCTTTGTTTTGAATGTTATCAACTTTCTTTAAAAAATCTCTAATGTCCATATTATTATTTACCTTTCGACTTTCCTGAAATAGGTGACATTTTGTTTTTGCTGTCGCCTTCGTTTGGAAGTACATTACCGCCTGGAGTAATACCACTTGCGGCGTCTGGTGCTGATCTGTCTTTTCTTTCTTTTTCTAATTCTTTTAATAAATCCATTACTCTACTTGAACCTGCTGACTTCTGTTCGTCCTTGCTGTCTTCGTATGGTGAATTTAATTTTGCTTCATATGGAGCATCATCTTTTTCTGCTTGATACTGTTCTGTTGGTTCATTAGGATGTCTAACTACCATGTGTGCTTCAGCAATACCTAAAGATTTTGTAAGATAGTTGTGTAATACAGCACTTGTTGTTGGGTATGTTAATTCTACGTCGAAATATGTAACACTTTGATTCTCAATGTGTGGAAAATCTAATGGTCTTTTTGTAATTGGAGTTTTCTTTCCTGCACTCATTTTTTCAACTACAAATTTTTGAAGTGTAGTTTCAAGTGCGCCTACGTCTATGTCTTTAGGCTCACCAACTATACCAATTTTAAATGGGTATGTTCTTTTGCTTTCTGCTAATATCTGTTGTAATTTACTTGTCATCGTTGTATTTATCCATCTTTTTAAGTTTTTCAAGCAAACTGTTCCGGTCAGTTACCACGTATCCTTCGCCAGGAATCACAGTTGCATCACCGTCACCAGACTTGGTATCTTGCTTTTGCTTCTTTAATTGCAGGTCAACCATCTTTAATTTCTTGTCCATTTTAGCCACTTTTGCGTCTAAAGTGGTCTTTAACATCTGTCCTGCAACCTCAAAAATACGGGCACTGTATCTGCTTTCTACGTTCATGCCTAAGTCCATGAGATCCTCATAGGCACTTATCGCCCGTGTGCCGACGTCATCGAGCTCGGAATCGCCCATTTCTCCCAGTCCTTCTACCTTAGGTAATGCCGCCGCAATCTTGTCAAATTCAGCAATATCACGCATGGTGGTCTTTTGTGCTTCTAATGATTGTTGCTTGTCCTCAGCCTTCTTGTCCTGTACTTCTGCCTTCTCTTTTTCCTCTTTCACAATTTCCTGTGATTCGGGCAGATTCAATAATTCTTCTAATTTTTTGGTCATAACTTTTGCTAAAAATATTTATGGTTGACTACCAAACGTATATTCCAAGATAGGTTGCTATCGCAATGACAATAATCCAAAATATTAACTTTTCCATTATTCTATTATAATCTTTTTAATTGACCTTGAACCGTCTATGTTTTCTTCAAGTTCCGCTTTTGTCCTGATGCACTGATACTTTGTACCTGCACTAAATTGACGTTCAGCAGTTCTTTTACCACGTAGACACAATGCCATATTTTCTTGTATCCTGTGTTCCTTGATTTCGTTGTTAACAAACATCAACAAGGCTACTACTGTTTCTATCATTATTTTCCGTTTCCGTTTTTGTAAACTATTTCCCTATCAGCATCTTTAAGTTTATCAATATTCTTTTGTGCTTTTTCCATTTGTTCTTGTAAAAATTCTATATTAATCTTATTGTCAGCCATACTGTCTAAATGCTGTTGCATTTTATCTATATTTTTGTACAACTCTTCAATCATCATGTATTGTTCTAAATCACTTTGTGATTGACCTAATTCGCCTCTTGGCCATTTGATCCTAAAGTCTGTATTTTTTGTGACTTCGCTGTGTAATCTCTCATCTTCGGCTGTCATGTCTCTTTCCAAAAGCACTGCTTTGGTTTCTATTTTGTTTAATCTCTCAATTACACCAAAGTATGCCCATACACCAACTGCCACTGCTGACACAATGGCTATCAAGTTCTTCATTGGCATACTGATTGCCGTTTGATCGCTAATATCTAGTCTTTTCATTATATACGTATTTATCTATTGTTTGTGTAAGCAACTGTGTCTGATTTGTACCATTTAGTAGTGTAGCCTAGTGATTTTAGGTATTGTTTGCAGTCATCTGCTTCGTTGCGTTTATTTTCGAACATGATTGTAGGCATATATTTTTTAATTGTGTTTTCTGCACCTTGACATACTTTTAATTCGTACCATTCCACATC